ATGTGATCGTTGCGGATTCGATTATCTAAAAAGCAAACTCAAGCGGCAAAGGGGCATGTACCTCTCGCACGATTGCTTTGACGATTTAAGCAAAATTTCTACACATAGACCACGGTTCGGAACACCGAATGATTTTCAATCTCTTGGCATTCCGCCGGAGGCAACGCCGGAGGTCTATACTGTGACCGCAGCCGCGGGCATAGCTCAATTAACACAGTCACACTCTCTGTCAGAACGACGAGACGGAGAGCATCTAAGCACATTTATGCAGGTTATCAGCGACGGTGGAGCTGTAGATATTACGGCAGTCCCGGAGATCGTTGCTGGTCAAAATGGTGATATTTTAACGATTAGAGGGACATCTAATACGGACACAGTGCAATTGGACGATTCAGACACGTTACATCTTATTGGCGGATACAGTATGATATTAAAGGAAGGCGACACGATAAATTTGGTTTACAATACGTTTGATGTAGCGGTAGGCGGATGGGGCGTGAGTCAATGGGGAACAACCGGATATGGATTTGGAGGTGCCACCGAAGGATGGGTCGAGGTGTCACGATATAAGGGAGGAATATAATGGGGAGTAACACAACCAATTACAATTTGTACAAACCTGCAGTCGGGGAGACCGGTTGGGGCGCTGCTGTAAACTCCTCCACCGACACGGTTGATACGACTATGAAGTTGAACGCCGACGGAGTAGCGGGTGTTCCTGCTAATACCGCACATAGAACTAGCGATGGTAAAGATCATAGCGACGTAGTCACCAATAACGCAAAGATTTCTTATACCGACGCTGCCGATGTGGGGTCAAACACAACTCATAGAACTAGCGATGGTAAGGACCATAGCGACGTCGTAACCAATAATGCAAAGATTTCTTATACCGATGCGGCAGCTGTTGGATCAAACACAACTCATAGGACAAGTGATGGGAGCGACCACTCTTTTCTTGACCAGTCCGTAGTCAGCGGGGCGACGCCGACATTCGGAGCGGACAACTTATCCGACGGTGGGGGAAATGCAATCATCACTACTACTCAGGAGACGAACTTTGAAACAGCGTACACTCACGCTTCTTCTTCTGGCAGCGATCACAGCTTGGTTAATTCTAGTCTTGTATCTACTATCAATTTTATCATTGATGGCGGAGGTGCGGCGATTGATACCGGAATAAAAGGGGACATTGAGATACCGTTTGCGTGCACTATCAACCAGGTAACGCTTCTCGCTGACCAAGCAGCTACGTCCGTCATAGATATATGGGGAGAGGACTACGCTAACTTCCCACCTACCGACGCGGATACGATTACGTCGGCAACACCTCCAACGATCACAGCTGCGCTTAAGTCGCAGGACAGCACGCTTACGAGTTGGACAACGTCGATAACGGCGGGAGACATATTGAGGTTTAACGTAGACTCGAACGATGTGGCAGAGCGTATAACCATATCAATAAAAGTGACTAAGACGTAGTCTTACGGCACTCTTTACATTCAGGGCGATAACCTAGTAGACTGGAAGACATTTTATGGAAATTACTAATAGGAAACCATTTGCGGCAGATAGAGCAGAGTTTCTTTCCGTTTTTTATTCGGGATATTCTATTGTGGTGTACGGCGTGCACAGAATTGGACAGAAGTTCAAGGTTTTCGATCCTGTCATCATCACGAATACCGTTCTTGTGGTGAACAATTTCTTCAGGAAACGGTTTGAGGGGACGGTCAAGATGCTGTTCCATTACATGGCGATAGCGTTTAACCCTTTTGCCATTTATGGTGAGCATCCAGTACCCATGAACGTCAAGACCGCCAACGCCATCAGGGTTTTTAAGAGTTTTGTTAGGGCTACCGTGTTTTCTCCAACGGGTGTAATGTTTCGAACACCATCCTCGTCCGTGAGAAGGTTTATCACAGTCTTTAATCGAACATTGAGTTCTCATTTTGGAAGTATAACACAAATTACCCGTATGTCAATAATAGGGAGGGCACCATCGCCGGGAATAATCTAAATACGAAGTTGTTGCTTCATATGACTGGTGCGGATGGTTCTACGACGTTTACAGATTCCAGCGTAGCCGCCCCAACTCATGTCCCTGTAGCACAGGGCGACGCGCAAATAGACACTGCTATTAAAAAGTGGGGGACGGGATCAGGGTTGTTCGACGGCACGGGAGACTATGTAACGGTTCCTGACTCGGCGGATTGGGATATTATGGGCAGCAACTCTGATGACCAAACAGTTGACTTACAAATGAACATAGCAAATACCGTAGGCACGCAAGCCTTATTGACACAGAGAGCAAGTAGTTCTAGCTTTTGGCAGATAACTGTGAGTAATGGTGGAGGTCTCGGTGTTTATGGATGGGATGGAGCCTATATTGGGCGGCTGTCTCAAAATCCTGTAGTTACAGCTTCAACATGGCAACACATCGCATGGATTAAAGTTGGTTCTATTTACAGTCTATATCTTGATGGCATTCAAGTTGATTATGGATGGGATGATAGAACAATATCTGTTTCAGCGCCATTGTTTATTGGACAAGAAGATACGCTAAGTTATGAGTTTGAAGGAAACCTCGACGAGGTAAGAGTCCAATCCGACAACTACTTCCTAGCCGCACCTAACTCTTTCCCCGCGGCACCACTTTTACTCTATGGAGAGGGCGTGGATGAAGCGACCACTATGTCTAACGATGGGTATAGCGGAGCGGTTACGATGTCTGGGGGAGCAAAGCTTGACGATGGGCAGAAGAAGTTTAATGCTACCACCTCGATGTTCTTTGATGGGGCGAGCGACTATCTCTCTGTGGTTGATACCAGTGGCACGGATTATGATATTGCGGCGTCGCTTACCGACTCTTGGACTATTGACCTTTGGTTCAAACCTGATAGTGCAGGGGCTACGACATCTGAAACGTTGATACAACAGCACGACGGAACTGACCATTGGGAGTTATATTGGAATGCCTCAGAGAATGTTCTGTTTCGCATTAAAGACGATGCTGTAACTTTGTTAAGTATTGCTAGCACAAGCGAGCCAGCAGGACTGGCGTGGCACCACGTTGCTATTATTAAGTCAGCAGCCAATTACGGACTATATGTTGACGGAACTCAAGAGGCTTATGGTTCTATTGCATCAACAATCGCTCCTGCCGCAAGTCTTAGCATTGGACTTTGGGCAGGAGGTTTATATCCATTTGGCGGGAACATGGAACAAATACAGATAACCAAGGGGAATAAGTTTGGGGTTGTTCCGAACGTAGGGTTAACAAGCACGCTCACTGTCCCAACAGCAGTCCTAACCCAGGACACAATCACCGAGCCGACAGAGGAGTATTCACCGGACGCAAATTTAGCAAGAAGTCAAGTGGTTATAATCGCATAAAAGGAGAACAAAATGGCATCAACAATCGGAGTATGGAAAATTTTTGACGCGGAAGTGATCGGAGCCGGTGGGACAGCCACGTCTGCTCCGATCGAGATGGGTACAGCGTTAGCATTAGCGTTGCACGTAAACTCTATCGCTGGAACAACGGAAGACGTGACATTTACGTATTCTCTAGGGAACACTAGGGACGATACGTTTATCATACCGTCGTCGCCAGCAACTATTGGGGCTAATATAGGCGCTGTGGATGTACTTGATTTTGCGCCGGAGTTAGCAAAATACATTAAGATCATAGCTACGAATAATGATGTAGCGGGTGTGACGCTTACAGCAACGTTAACCGTTCAGGAAAATAGTTAAGGAGAACGATATGGGTTTAGCATCAGGTCCTAAAGATAAAACAGAGACGATCATTAAAAAGGTTATAGAGAAGGTCGTAGAAAGACCTAAGTTCGTCGATGTTATCATCGAACGACCTGTGTACCGCGATAAGATCGTCGAAGTTCCGGTAATTAAAGAAGTGGAAGTTATCAAGGAAGTCGTGAAGATTGTTGAAGTGGAGAAGATTGTGGAGGTACCTAAGTTCGTCCACAAGACAGTCGATGTAGTGAATGTTAAGGTACAGCCAAAGATTGTCTACGACGCTAAGATCGTAGAGAAGATCGTACCAGTGTCAAAGCCGGAGATACGGATTAAGCATATCGAGGAAGTGGTACGCGTCCCGAAGATCGTTTACAATGAGATACAGAAGGAGATTGTAGTTCCTGTGTTGAAGGAAAAGGACATCATTGTAAGCCGACCGAAGTTTGTGGACAAGGAAGTAACTGTCGTTAAACCTAAATACGTATGTCAGAAATGCGGGCATGAGGTAAGATGAGAGCTGTACAGCATACAAAAGAAGTTGGGGATTTTGATTACTTCAACACGTACACGTTGACGAATCTATACGTTGAGCAGGTGTTTGGAGAGCATATCTCCACCATCAACATAACGAACGATTCGACAACGGACACCGTTCAGTTCAGCTTTGATGGGGCTACGCTGGCGGGTGAAGTGAAGCCGGGAGAATCGCTCCGCCTTAACGTAGATCAGAAATACAGCGTCTATGTTAAGGGAACGGCAGGCGGGGACGACATACGGATATGGAGTTATGCGGACATCAGCGCGTCGTCTGTGACCGCGGCGTTCGCTCCATTGGGCGTTGTGAATAAGTCTTATGAGGGGACGTTAACAGCAGGAGTGTCTCCGTTGATTATCGACTTCAACGCTGATTCTGGGCGTAATGCGAAAGAGGGCTGGATAACTTGCGATGGAGTAGGGGTTGAGATGACAGTAGCCTTCTCTAGAGATGGCGCAACATTCGGGGACCCGTGGACAATGAGGTCGGGTGAGAACACAAACTTTACAAACTTCGATGTTGACCAATTACGATTGGTACACACTGGGGATGACGTGCCATATAGGGCGGTGCTAATATAATGTCTGACTTCAAGCCAAGCCAAATCTCAGGTGATGTAGATGCGACAGCGACGATAGAGGGCATCTCGCTAACGAAGTTCAGCTCTACAGGGGTTGCCAGTAACGTGCCGGATACTACGACAACGACAGTGCATACGCAGTCGTATGTAGCAGGGACATTTGAGAACTTGGTGATAGTGTCTTGCAGTGGATCGACGAACGCGAAGTTTACTCTATATAAGAACACGATTCTGTTTGACACAATGAGGAGCTCTCCACAGCGTAACGTAAGCTTTGATTTTACAGGAGCCCCGTTAGCCTTAGCTCTTGGAGACACGATAGACGTTAAGGTGGAGCACTTCCATACAGGTGTATTGGAGACCTTTGAAGCAACAATATATGGATACCCAGCATAATGGCGGACACAGGAGTACCATCACAAGATTTAGCGAAGCCGACAGTCCAAGTTCAGCGACTATGGTACGACGACCAAATCGCAGAGAAGAAGTACCAGCTGTCAAGAGTCAAGGCAGATGTCGAGCGCTTCGTACAAGGGACGATAAAGAAGATGGAAGCAGATGTGATTATGTTGGACAGGGAGATAGCCGAGCTCATGCGTAAGAAGGATGAGCTTGAGAAGTATGGGAGCCAGGAAGTTATTGAATTGAAACGTTAACCAAGGAGGACACAGTGGCAGATGGTAATTTGAAGACAGAGATTTCACGTAATGAATTAGAGAACACAGCGTCAAACGTTGTGTTCACTCAAATCGCGGACGACGCGGGCAACGTTGCTAGTATTACAACCGGTGCGTTAGATGTTAACGCGTCAGTAGTATTGGACACATCCTATGTTGATGACAGCGTGTTCGTTATCGGCACAGACAGAGTAAACGCTCAAGGTTTCTTGGCTGATGAAACAGCTACGGACAGCGTGGACGAAGGGGACATTGGTCTTGCTCGTATGACGTTGGACAGACGGATGATTACTTCGTCTGAGCAGTCTGGGACATGGGACATCGGTACGGTAACGACCTTAACCGGTATTACCAATGTTGTCAGCGTTGACGACAATGCCGGATCGCTTACTATCGACAATTCCACATTAGCAGTGGTCGGTGGCGGGACAGAAGCAACTGCGTTAAGGGTGACTATCGCTAATGATTCGACAGGTCTCTTGTCCATTGACGATAATGGCGGAAGTATTACCGTTGATGGTTCTGTGACAGTGTCCGCGACTGATCTGGACATCCGTAGTTTGACCCACGTTTCTGATAGCGTTTCTATCGGCGACGGGACAGATACACTAGCCGTTAACACAGACGGATCAATCAATGTTGTCTTTGGTGTAGCAGCAACTGGCAGTGAGATATGTGATTACGACACAGCCAACGTAGCTTCAGCAGGGACATCTAACCACGACTACACTGTCGCTAACGCAACGTTCCTTTGTGAGCGCGTGTCGTTCGGCGGTTCCGGTCGTATGAAGGTGGAGATTCAAGCAGGACCTGTAGCATCGCTTGTGACCAAGGCTGTTCGGTTCACTAAGAGGGACACGTCTGATGACCAGGTGTTCGACCCGGCATTGGTTGTACCTGTTGCTAGCACAGGAACGCTAAGGGTCATTCGTACCCAGCGCTCTGCAGGAACGCTTGATGTTTACTCTACCATTATGGGAAATGATATTTAATGGTTAAGAAAAAGACTGCTGTAAAGAAACCTGAAGGCGTGCAACTTGTCGAGGGGAACGGTCTGCGCATACAGATCGCTCTTCTCGATAAGATTGCACGGAAACTTGATAACATCGACGCTAACATTGTAGCCCAGAATGATATGCTCATGGAGATTCTGGAGAAGGTGAACGATGGCTGACGATAACAACGTAACAGATAACGCTTCTATTTGGGATGAGCTTGGCGACAGGGCGGTTACAGTGACGACCGACGGGGCTAAGGAACGTCTCGACTGTAACATGGATGGTAGTGAGGTCATTATATCTGACAGTGAGTCGGCAACGAAGTATCAGATGAAGACGGACTTCGACGCTGTCGGGGACCTTCTAAATGTAACCACCGATACCGTCTTGCATAGCGTTACCGGAACAGGAACGCTTGATTTTGTTGCGGTTACCGGGTCTAACGCCAACTTTGAGATAACCATTGAGGTTGATGGGGTAGAGCGTATCAGAATTACGATGGCTGAATTATCTGCTATTGGATTGTCTAACGCTACCAATGTTCCGTTCTGGGCGGAGACCGCTAATAAGAACTTTCGGTACAGCCCTAACATCCCGGTAGGTTATACAGCAAGCTTCCGAATCCTAGCGAAATCAACAGGGAGCCCGATAGCAACAGTAAAACATCTTACGTTGTACAGAGAGAGGATAACGTAATGAGTGTACTAAAAGAAGTAACGTTCCTCGACGAGGAGATTAGAGATACGAGTTCGCATGATGGGAGCACAGTCTTCAATGGGTCGTACATCGTTAAGACTATTGTTATCGAGAATGAGTTGAATCAGGCTGTCACGTTTCAGTGTCAAGCGTCTATGCACGATGACTTCTCCAACAGTTTTGATGTCGGGGCAACATGGGACGTATCGGCAAACACAAACTCTTATCAAACCTGTGAGAGTTATTTTCCCTATTGGAGATTGGTAGCGACATGCGCATCCTCTCCGTCGTCGGGGGACTTAACTGTCCACATACTGGGAGTACCCTCATAATGGCTGGTACACTAGATCAGACACCATCATCGGTAGTAAAAAGATTCAGTAAAATCCTTGACATTGACGGAATGACACGTCCGCAGACAAAATCGGCACTTGATAACTTCCTAAACAAAGGATGGAGGCTCTCAGCTATTTACAATGAGGGAGGGAAGAACAGGGCGGTCTTGGTAAGGGAAGCGGAATGACCGAATACGTCATCGCCCTCGGTACCATTGTTGCAGTAGTAGGGCTGGTTTGGAAGATTGCACATGAAATGAAAAAGTCCTGTGATGATAAAATAGCAAGGATGTACTCAAGATTCGATGAGCATAAAGAACACATGGAGGACACCCACGTGAGTAAGGAAGTGCACGATTTGAAATACGATCAAATGAAAGAGACAATGGATGAGATAAAGACGGACGTTAAAGAGCTGTTGAATAGAGGCAAGGGTGAGTGAATTATGGATTCGTATGAACTACCAAACGTTAATGCACCTTATGACATCATTAGAGAAGGCACACAATGATCTACAGCAGGCTATGGACAAGGCGGCAGCGGACCCGGAGCGGTGTAAACCAAATACGTGTATGAAACTTACTTGCAAGGAGAGAATGACAGATGAGTGAAAATTTACTTCAGCTGATAAGCGGGCTTAAAATCCTCCTCGTGGGGGCGTTTGCTATGTTATACGGTATGGGCGGTATCAGCGGCAAATGGAAACGGCGATTTATCGCCCCGGTTGTTTACGTGACCGGCATATGTGGGTTTAGCTTATGGACAGGATCCTTCAGTGTTTGGTACTTGCTTTGTGCGCCCTTGTTCTTTGGTGCATTGAGTCTGGGATATGGCGCAAGCACAACGGTAGAAAAGATTAAAAAGCGTTCAATCTGTGGACTTGCCTATGCGTTTGCAACACTGCCTATTTTCGCAGTGCAACAGGCTTGGACTCTTTGGGCTTTACATATATTGATTTGTGTATCTACGTCGGTCGTGGCAGGCGTTTGGAATCAGACATCTTCGGCAAGGGCTGAGGAGACTATGATTGGGGCAGCAATCGTATTAATACCAATCTTCACTATATAGGAGACTATAATGAGCAAGAAAGGTGAGGTTGTTATCGGAGTTATCCTAGTAGCGGCTGTTATCTCGTCGCTAACTACTCTTGGTTTGTATAAAACAAAAGAGAATGGGGTGCTTAAAAATAATGGTAAAAAGATTTGGTGTAAAATGCAGAACAAAGGGGAAGCCTTTTGTAATGCGGAATACCCAGATCCAGTGTAAGGAGAAGACATGAAGAAGTTTATTTTGTTAGCAATCGTATGTGCAGTATTCGTAGGATGTTCACAACCAGCAGAGGCACGTGGGCATAAAGAACCGTGTGAATCATTCTTAAGCTCTGTACTTAATGAGTGTGACCCACATCCACAAGCAGAAGAGAAGTTGGAAGCTGGTGTTGGGCTAGACATTCTTCTTTGGGAGAATGACAAGCTTATCGTAGACCAAGAGAATAAGTTGAATCTCAATGGTGGGGCGATCGACGAAGGCGACTTCTCTACATATACAGTATTCAAACCAAAGATGGAAAAAGGAATCCTGCAAAGCATTGGTGACTTCTTTTCCGGATTGTTCAATAGGGAGTAACTATGGCTATCGTATGGACAAAAGATTGGGGACCCGCTGATGACGGTACAATCATCAAAGGGATTGACCTGAAGAACATTCAGGATGACATCAACACCACTGGGCTTGCTGATGCGGATGCTATCCAGGGATTTCCAGTAGATGCCCCAACTGCAACGGATGATGGTAAAGCACTTATTTACGATCATGCAAACGCTAAGTTCATATATGGAAGTCTTTCAGGCATTCCAGCTGGGGTATACATTCCGTATGGCGGAGCGACTGCCCCTGCTGGATGGCTGTTGTGCTACGGACAGGCTGTTTCACGTGCAACATATGCAGACTTGTTCACAGCTATTGGGACTTTCTTCGGAGTCGGTGATGGTAGTACCACGTTCAATGTTATGGATATACGTGGGAGGCTCCCTCTTGGTAAAGACGATATGGGTGGGGCGTCAGCGGATAGAGTCACAGATGCCGCGGCGGACAGTATCGGGGGATCTCTAGGAGCAGAGAGTAAGAATATAGATCACACGCATACTGGGACTACAGGAACAGCAAACTCCACCGTCCTTGTAGACGATAACTCTGGTGGTACAGATTATCAAGTTCCTAACGACTCTTCCACTTACTCGTTCACTACAAATAGCGGCGGGTCTATTCAAAATGTAATGAATCCTGTTTTAACAGGGAACTATATTGTAAAAACATAAGGAGGTTATTATGTTAAAAGGGTACAAAACATATTTGGTTATGATAGTTGGTGTTATTGCTAATGGTGCGTTTGCTATGGGAGTAATCCCGGTAGAGTACCTTGGATTTGTTAACGCTATTCTCGGCTTCTTAGGGTTAGGGGCTCTACGAGCAGGGGTTAAATAGTGGCAGCAAACGCTATAGCCAGTGCAATTTCTGAGGGCTTTAAGCTCGTACGTCAGATAAGAGAAACGTCTGTAATACGTAAGATGCGTAAGGCTATTGAGTATGCTGAGAAGTATATTCAGGTCAATGAGAAAGAGGGTGAGTTCGACTATCTCAACGACGATCAACAGAAGAAGAAGCTTAAGCATTATCAAAGAAAGTTTTTTAAGCACAATAATTAAGATATGGGTGGCGCAAACCAAGGTCAAACATAACCAACCCAAGCCCTAGGGCATTGCCTAATGAGTCTTGAGTTTGCGCCGCCCTTAAAAGGAGAGATATATGGGAGTCATCAAAGGAACATCCACATTTATAGGAGTGATCCCGTTCACTGAGCTTTACGAACGATTACTCAATCTCGGTCGCATTGACTCTCCGAATAATTCCGATTACGCTAAGGGAATTGTCAACGATTCCTATACGCGAACTCTGCCACGGGTGGAAGATTGGGACGCTATTATAACAGAGTCAACCTTGACAACGGTCGCTACATATAAAACTGGAACGATAGCTGTGACAGTGGGTTCAACAGCAGTGACAGGAACAGGTACAACTTTTACATCTGCAATGATAGCTGAGAACGGGTACAAGGTTAAGTTTTCTGGCAACCGCGACATTTATACGTTCGAATATGTGTCTGCAACGTCTGGGACAATTTCGCCTGCTCTATCTGGTCCAAACGATTTAACTGGTAGAACCTTTGAGATATTCAAAGACGAATATGATTTATCCGCGGACCATGATCGGTTCCTTAAGAACGGGTCTGTTTACGTGTATTCAGATGGGCGTGTACAGGACGTTATTAAGGAAGTGCCACGGGACATGTTTCGCGAAGACTTTGTGGCGAGCAGACAGGATCCAATACGACGGGTGATTCAGACAAGGGTCAACGCAAATACAGGAAGCAAGATGCTCCGTGTGAACCCATACCCAAATACGATTTACAATTACCCGTACGAATATATCAAGAAGCTTACCCCCATGAGTGAGTATCGTACTGGTACGGTAGAAGTGACAAATGCGAGTGCTACCGTTACCGGTACGGATACGTTCTTCTCCTCCAATACGTCCGCTGGCGATTACTTCCGCGTAGATGGTAATGGCATAGCAGAGTCGTCCATTTGGTATAAGGTCGCGTCTGTGGACAGCAATACCCAACTGACTTTAGAATCTGTGTATGGCGAGAGCTCAGAGGCTTCTCTAGATTACACAGCATCGGGTTCCCCGAAAGCATTCCCGTCGGAGTTCCACGAGTTCATTCTATATGACGGATTAGTCATTGTAGGAGGAGAGCAAGGCGATCCGAACGCTACCGGATTCAGTGTTCGTAAAGAAGAGATACTTACAGATTTGAAGAAGAATTACAAATCACGCAGGACAAATTCTCAATTTAGAGTAGGTGACGACGGTATTCGAAGTGGTCAATATGACCGTGACGATGACGTGAGCTATCGAAGGTAAGGAGAATGGAATGGTTGTAACGAAAGCAGAGTCGAATAAAAGATATTATTTGAAGAATAAAGAGGTAATAAAAGAATACCAGGAAGAATATAGGGTCAGGTATTCAGATAGACTGTCGAAATTATCTAAAGAGCATAGGCATACGTTTAACGGGTGGTTATCGGAAGTTTGGGGGTCTATGAGGAGACAGTGTAGGAAGAGGGGGCACGCTCTCCCTACATTTACAAAGAAAGAATTGGGCGAGTGGGTACAAAAACAAAACAGGTGTAGAACTCTTTTCGATACATGGAAGTGCGCAGGATATGGGACCGATTTTAGACCTAGCATAGATCGTCTGGACAACTTAAAGTCCTATTCGTTTGATAATGTTCAGCTGACTACTTGGTGCGAAAATAATGCGAATGGGAGAGAGTACAGAAGGGTACGTGTTATACGTACAGATGCTGAGACGGGTATCATGGTAGTGTACCAGTCTATAACAGAAGCGGCTAAGAAAACTCATGGCGGGAATCGTAGAGCTATAGGGGCGGCTATATTAGGCAAGACTAAACAATCTGCAGGATATAAATGGGAGAAGGTGTAAATGTCTATCGGTCCCTCTAATCGGACAAGCACAGTAAACTTAGAAGACCTAGGTGGAATGGGTGTGAATTATGACGAGGACATTACATCCCTTAAAGATACTGAATGCCCTAATGCAATAGACATAGAGTTTGACGATACAGTAATCCGTAAACGTCCTGGATACGTGTCCATAACTGACGCTACGGGTTCAGCAGACCAAGGGTACGAGAGTGTGAACTTCGGTAATGACGCTGGTGTGCAGAAGCTGGTTACACATCAGGGGAATGCTGTACGTACGCTCGATAATCTTAATGGAGCTCAGACGACTATTCGAGCTGGTGTAACACGGGTGCAGTCGTACTTCGGGTCTGTGAATAAGTACCTCGTGCATACCTTTGAAGATCACGGGGACCCGTATTACTGGGACGGGACTGCTGCATCTATGTCCCTCCTTAGCGCAAGTGCTCCTGGATTTAAGCACGTGACAGAGTCTGCTGGTTTCCTTCTAGGAGGGAACGTGAGCGGTGAGCCTCTGCGTATTTATTATGAGGACACGAACAGCATGATAGGCGGTACGTACACAGAGTTCTTTACTCTATCCGGTGGACGTGATGACGAGATCACAGGGTTCTTTGAATATAACGGGAAGCCTTACGCTACAACAAAGACCGGAGTGTTCCTGCTTAGTTTCGTTGGCGGTGTTGTGGTATGGGAGTTCAAGAAGGTCATCGACACGTCTGGTGTTGTCCCGCGTACAGCGAGGACAGTAGCCACGGATGAGTTCGGAGAGGTCGTCCTGTTTATGGGATATGACCTGAACATATACGCGTACAATGGAACGAGTACGCTACAGATTATCTCTGACAAATACCGGAAGCCGAATAACGATACGAAGATTGCGCTCGGCTATCTGGACAGAGGGAAGATAGCCAACAGCCACGCTATTTACGATACAATCCGTAGGATTTACCGACTGTTCGTAACGAAGAAGGGCGACGACACAAACGAGTATTGTCTGAATGTGGACGTACGGACGTTTAGCTATTACCCGTATCAGAACATGCACTTCGCTTCTGCAACAATCGCTCAGGATGGTATAGGGCGTTTGTTCCTTGTCGGCGCGGATTACACAGGGAAGTTGCACAAACTGTTTACCGATGTGAATGACGATGACGGAGAGGTGATTGTTGAGGAGTATGAGAGCCCTCCGTTAGGGCAGGCATTGGAGAGATTTAAGAAAGCTGAGACGGTTGATTTGCATTTCACTCCTGTAGCGAACTACAAGCTTTATTACGAAGATCGTACGGACTTCGACAGGACGTGGCACGGGCGTACGCGAGTAGCAATGTATAACACACGTGACCGGTTTCTTGGTGAGAACGCTGTATTGGGAACGTCCGCTATGCTCGGTAGTGACGTTGCTGTTCTAGGACACCATGTCAATATACCGGTTACCTCAAATATGTATAGGTTCCGCCTGCATACAAATGGAGTTTCTGGAGAAATCTGTAGGTATTCGACAGGTACCGTAGCCGGAAATGGCGGTGACACGGCTATAACCGGTACGGACACTGTCTGGACAGCGGACATGACAGCAGCAAACGGGTGGAAGATATGGGTAGAAGACGGGGAGCACAAAAACTTTGTTTACGATTTCACGTACGTCTCCGCGACGTCCGCGACTGTGAGTACTATGACAGGGGCGTCCCCAGCGGACGACTTCACGGGAGCCGATTACGAGGTGTACAAGACTGGCGATGCGGCGTGTGCAAAGCGCTGGGAGCTGTTAAAGATCGACTACAACGTAAAGGCAATGAGCATAGGAAAAGGGACTAAGATAAGATAATGGCTAAGATACAGGATTTCGACTTATCAAAGGAACGGTTAGACCTTCAGGACTTTGCTGACGAGGTACGGTCTATTATCAATAACGGGAACATAGAGATTGACGTTACGGCTGCAACTTCTCCGGCGTTTGATGCGCCACAAGAAACTAAGATTGTGCTATCTATATTTGGAGCACAGTACCGATTGTACATAAGTTACCTCGGTGATTGGTATTATACAACCTTCGCAAAACTATAGGAGTAACAATGGCTATTGTATGGACACATTATTGGGGCGGTACGGACGACGGAACTACGTTGAAGGGGATAGACCTTCGAAACATTCAGGACGATCTAGCCGTAGTCCAGACTATAGATGATGTCCTGACTATTCCTGGACAGACACAGGGAGATGTTATTTATTACAACGGGTCAGCTTGGGTACGTCTTCCTGCTGGCACAGATGGGCAGATATTGGTAACAAAAGGAGCTGGGGCTAATCCTGAGTGGGGAAACTTAGATTCTGGCGGCTCCCCAACAGAGGGAGACATACTGTATTGGGACGGAAGCAGCTGGGTTACAATTAGTCCTGGTACAGCAGGAGATGTGCTTACGTCCAATGGAGCGGGGACGGCGCCATCGTTCGAACTTTCTCCTGGAGGAACTAGGATATTCACAGCAGACGGAACGTTCACGCCATCCACGGGAGTTACTGCCATCTCTCTTACAATGATTGGTGGAGGCGGTAGTGGCGGAAACCAAGGGTTCGGTACAACTAATGACGGCGGTGCAGGAGGTGGTAGCGGAGCTTGGGTTAATGACCTCATGGTACAGGTAACGCCAGGAGTAACTTACACCATTCAAGTAGGTGTTGGTGGAGCTGGTGGAGGAGCTCCTGCCGACGGTGAAGATACTATATTTGATGTTGGTGGGACGGAGATAAATTGTGACAGCGGTAAGGCTGGCGGGAATGGGACTACGGTAGGAGCTGGAGGAACAGGCGGACAGGATATGATCCCAGTTCAGACGGCGCCTGGCTTGTACCTCATAAACGATGGGGTTGATGGGGGAGAAGCCTCTGGATTCCAGACTAATTCTGGTGCGGGAGCGGGATCTCCGTTCGGGTCTGGGGCGGCAGGAGTTGGAGCTACTACTGACGGTCTTGATGCTACAGTTGGATTTGGATGTGGGGGAAGTGGCGCTGGCTTTGGAGCAGGACAAGTCCCTGGGGGCGGGTCAGATGGATTCGTAATGATACATTATTAAGGAGAGATTATGAGACCAAGTAAAGAGTTTACGATACACCTTTTAGACGATGCTGACTTCGATCTCCTTCCTTATAACGGAACACGGGACGCTCTCGGATTGTCCGATATGAAAAAGAAGACGGCGTTCATCCGTAAGACTGGCGTGAAAGAATTAGACATGGGGACAATCAACCATGAGTTCGACGAGCTTATGCAGGAGACGTCACCACATGAGATCGACGGGATACGGTACAAGAGTGGCTCAGGATGGGGAAAAATCTTCGGACCCATCATCGGAACTATCGTTGGGATGTTTAATCCAGTTTTAGGTGCCGCGGTTGGCGCAGCTATTTCAGGAGGGACGCAGGCACACAGTCAGTCGGTTAAGCCTGAGAAATACGGCTCTGGTTTCGGAGGTATAGCTAAATCTGCTGCTCTCGGAGGAGCTGGTGCGTATGGAGGCGCAAGTCTTATAAATGCCGGACGAGTGGCGGCTACGAACGCGGCGATTGCGGGTGGCACCGGGAACACTCTAGCTACATTCGGGGCTGGTCTAAAGGGAGCGGCATCTGCGGCGGCACCGCAGTTAGCGTCTGCAGGGTTTGATAAGATTACCAGTATGGGTACAGCGCCACAACAACAGACTATGCCTGGGTTTGCTCCACAAGCGCCCGCGTTTAACCCGTCGCAGACTACAGCAGCGTTTGCACCGCAAGCAGAGTCGGCATTGTCCAGATCTGATTTCGATACGAGCATGGCTAAGTTAACCAGCAATGCAGCGGCGAGGGAGAAGAGTGTGTTTGAGAGATTTCGAGGGTTAGGTGGGTCCGACAAGAACACAGCTTTCTCCGGAGCACTTAGCTCTGCCAGATCGAGTTCTGACTTAGCACGTAAACAGTTCCTACAAGACCAAAAGACATTAGGATCGACGTTTGTATAATGGACGAAGCACAGCAACAGTACTATTACGATATGTTATCACGTGGTAGAGCGGCAATTATTCTAAATGATGGACACGTGGCAGGAGTTTTAACGTTCTTTGTAGGAGATGACGATAAGAAATTTTTAACGCACCACGTTCCATGGACGATTGTAGAGGACGATCCCAACGGAACGATATTCTACATAGATCAATTATTGTCGTCTAAGGTCAGGAATATGGGGGATAATATACATAATTTGTTAAGTGACATATTGAGAGACTCAAAGAAGAAATTTAAGAACATAAACAAAGTGAAATGGGTGAGAGTAGGGGCTCAGTTCAGGAAGAACAAAATAACCGAGGGAGTTACAAATGTCATACACTGTAAAAATCTTAAGTTCTGATAACTTCGACAAGCTGCCATTCGAGCGGGCGAAGACTTCCCTCGGTGCAGCGAATGTAAAGAACCGTACCGCATATGTACGTGACACGGGGTACAACGATATAACCAAAGGGACAATCTCCCACGAACTCGACGAGCTTATGCAGGAGAAATCACCGCATGAGGTTGACGGTATTCGGTATAAAGATTTCAGCCAATCGTTCGGTAACTTTGGGAGCAGTCTACCATTTATAGGTAAAGCCGCGGGACCTGTTCTTGGAGCCGTCGGAGGTATTGGAGATTTGTTTGGGTCTGGCATGAGTAAGGTAGGGTTACCGAGCTTCAATATGGGGAATCCTTCAGTATCGCAATTCAGTAATCAGGTTAAGGCGGACAAATTGTCGGGATTCGGGTCATCTGCAATACGAAGTGGGGTGGACAGCGCTGCGGCTAATTATCCTTCCCCTTCCGGAAGAGCGTCTAGCGGCACCAGTTTCCTAAATCAGATGATGCCGAAAGATAGTTTATCGGATATGTTCTCTGGAATACGTGGCACGTCTACACCGTCAGCCCCAGCACAAGCACAAGCGCCGACTGGTGGAGGAGGACTCACAGACTTCTTGAGTAATTTATTTGTAGGTAAAGAAGGAGAACAAACCAATCTTCAGAAGTCACTTCCAGGAGCTCTAACGGCTCTCCTTGGTGGGATGGCGGCACCTAAAGTAGGCGCTGTAGATTTCAGCGGAATACGGGATGACTTAAAAGGGAAAATGGGAGCAGAGGGGGGAAGCCCAGCATACGATCTTGGGTTCGGTGAGGCTAAACGTATCATTGATTCACCGTTTGGAGTTGTTCCACAAGAGATGTTCGATCCGATTGATTTCAGATTGAAAGAAAATATCACCGCTCTGGAGAGCAGATTCCGTTCAGCGCAAGGTGGAGGAGCATTGAGTGAGTCTGACACGAGTCAATTCGGACGACTGCGTGCACAGCTCGTCGATCAAGCAGAGAAGGAGAAGGCTCAGCTAGAGTTCCAGTACGAACAGCAACAGCAAGCTAACAAGATCGTAACTATGCAAGAGTTGCTTCGTTTGGATACAGCACAGTTCACTCAATACGCTAAACTTGCTGAGTTGGACATGTCCGAGCTTATGATGCAGACTGGTGTTGACGTACAGACGGCAACCGAATTTAAACAATTATTTAGCGGTATTGGTGAGTCGATGATACGTGGAGCACTCGACCCGCAAACTGCAACCGCATAGGAGGAAGCCATGTTAGCACCAAGTCCAATGGACTCATTTAATATCGGGAAACAAATAGGCACAGCCAATAGCCCGTTCTCTGGACTAAAGGATGTCATTGAAAGTCTCGTCGAGACTGCCAAGAAGAAAGGGCTCCTGCAAGCTGGACAAGACATTAAGACACAGGGCGCGGTAGACGTGGCACAAGCCACGCAACCCTTTGAACGTGATAAGATGCAATTTGAGAGTGACCTTAAAACGGAACAAGCTACCGCTGAGGCAGGAGCGATGGAGCAGTTCAAGATAAAAGCAGGGGAGCGTGATACGGCACAGGCGGTAGAACAGCAGAGGCTGATTGGTCCGATGAAGACAACGGAGGCTGTTACCCAAGCAGAAAAAGTGCAGCCGTTTGCGGAGAAGACTGCCAAAGCACAAGTAGCGGCTCAAGGATTGAGGGATATAGCAACAGAAAAACGGGCTACGATTAGGGCGGGGAATATCCCGGATCAACCAGACCCTGAAATCTTCCGTGATGACGTGACAGGTAAGACAATGGTGCGAAATTATAAATATGATAAGAACACGGGACAATGGATTGCGACAATATCTCCAGCGTCTTTCAATCTTATTGAACAGATTATGGGTGGAAAAGGCGGTTCCGCAATTACAGGCGGCGCACCGCTGGATGAGAAATTAGATTCCATATTGAATAACCTATTCCAGGAGTAACCGAATGCCTATATTTCCACGAATGGCTGTAGGAGCCCTTCCGACTACCACGCAAAGTCTTGACCCGTCTGTCGAACCGCAAAGTCCTGGGAGACAGTTAAACCCAAAGGCTGTAGACGCTCTGCGCGAGCTGTCCGCTTTACCGGAGTTCCAAGAACGCGTGTCGCCGGATAGACAGAAGAAAGTGCAGGCTATCTTAGCTGGAGTGGGTCCCGATTATAAGTTTTATAAGTATGGGATGGAATCTGGTCCTGGGGACATTGGTGTACTTCCGTGGGTCAATAAGAAAGTCAATCCATTTGTTCCGGACGAAGAGTTTGCTCCAGGAGAACAGAGTATTTATGGGGACATCTTCTCTCGTCAAGGAGCCGGTGTACGTGGAGCTATGCGTGCGCATGGGGCACAGCAGGCTTCAGCTAAACCTGAGTTAGAGGCACTGGAGGCAGAGTACGAAGCTGCCCCAAGTTATCCAGGGAAGGGTTACGAGTTTCAGAAACGACGCCGAGATCTGCGAGCAAAAGCAGCGCAAGAATTTGAAGGAACGTCTCCTGGGCAAGCGTATTTGGAAGGTGTGTCGTATCCTAGATCCGTAGAGCCATTCCAAGGTGAAACACTGGATAAGTTCTATTCTCGCCCAGATATTTCCGAAGCTGTGGCACAAGGGGGTCTCCCTGAGTTGGGAGCAAATATCAGAGGATTTGGTGAATCGGCTAAAGGATTAGCAAGAGACATATTCTCGAATCCAGCAGACATCGCACTTATGGGAGCACCTATACCTAAATCTTTACAACGTGTAGGAGACGTTAAGGTTGGAAAAGGTTTCGTAAAAGGTTTGAAAGGAGCGGTCAGTCCTGGCAAGACCACGAAAGCCGGGGTAAGTGCCGCGGAAGAAACCATCAAAGCTAGCCTTGCTAAAGCTGAGGCTGCCGGTAAACAGTTTGAATTTCCATTTGCGAAGAAAACAGCTGAGCCCGTGGCTGCTCAGCCAGCGGCAGTTGGGGCTAAAGGACAGATGGAGTTCCCATTCGTTAAAGAGGCGCCTGTCAAACCTTCCGGTAAAGGGCAACTGGAATTTCCGTTTAAGGACGCGCCTGCCAAGGTCGCGAAGGGTCAGAAGACCCTCAGGTTTATGAAGAAGGGTATTAAAGACGGTATTACATCTCCAACTGTCAAAGACTTACCGCCTGTACCTAAGACCCCTAAAGCAGATGTCCGTCCTCAGTTCAAGACAGGTAAAGAGCCTAAACTTTTGAATTATTTGAACGAGCATTTCACAGGGCATCAGGTCGTGAGGATGGCTGACGCCGATCGTGTACGTTTAGGAAATATGACCGCGGCACAACTGCGGGATGAGATTACTGCAATGAAGAACGTAAAACTGGACAAGCCTAAAGTTACAAAGGAAGCAGTAACACCGTTCGGTAAGAAGATGCAGAAGCAGGCTGTCACAGGAGAGGAAGTTCCGCTCCATCCTGCTGCAGTTGGCAAAGCAGCAGAAGCTGCGCGTACTCCAAACATTATTGAGCAGGGCGCAGGAAAAGTATATGACAAGAAACCTGTAACTCCATTTGGGAAAGCCTTAAAAGGTAAGATGCACGCTAAGGAAAACGTGCCCCTTCATCCGGCACAAGAGGGCAAGCGTCAGTTAAAGAATATCGTAAAGCGTACACGGAAGAAAGGTCTTGGTAAGAAAGGTGAGGTTGATACAGATGTACGAGAGTTCACAAAAGTTGAGAAAGTAACTTTGAGCAATGTCATACGTGCAGTTAGGAAACATGTGACTAATGTATCAGATGACCCTCTTCACACATCCGTCATAACTCCTGAAGGAGTGCACATTGACGCCAGTCAATTTGAGCATTCAGAAATAATACAAATGATTAACAGCGTGTTAAAGCAAAACAGGTACATACCAAAGGGGTACGTCCGCAAATCATATGATGGTGGGTATACTATTGGTGGGATAGACGATGTGGACGCAATCAGAGTAGTAGCACGAGACATTGATTTAGCGATATTTAGAAAAGGTTCGCGTCTTTCTAAAGGACCAAAAAAGAAAATAAAAGTTGATGTGGGTGCTGGAAACTCTGTTGAATTTACAGTGGATGAATTCTTAAACCGAGACAATTTCAAAAATTTCTTGACGAAAAAACATTCAACTGAAAATCTACGCCTTCAAGCACAGTATAAGCCGTCTAAACTCGGTAAGAAAGGTCAAGCACGCTTCGACAAGATGAGCAAGGCAGAGCTGAAGAAGAAGTTAGCCGCTGCAGAACGCGCTGGTAACGATATGATGATAAATACGTACAAGCAGGCGATAGCTAATAAAGGGAAGGTGAATCCTTTGAAAGTAAAGAAGACAACTGTAGAATTTAAGCGTCCCCCGTGGCAAGAACTTTCGCCTCAAGAAAAAGCCATAGCACTTGGTCAAAAACCAAAGAAACCTGCAAAACCTCTGAAAGACTTCGACAAATTGTCGTCGCAAGAGAAATCTATAGCACTTGGTCAAAAATATACTCCGGTTAAAAAAGTTATTAAGAAATTACGCGACAAGAAAGGGCAAGCCGAGTTCAAGGACAAGGATGCCGACGACCTGGTCGCTGCGTTCAGGAACGTACTTCCGGAGATCATCAAAGACGTGAAGAGGAACGGCGGAACCGTCATGGAACGTATCGCGTCTATGACAGACGACGCCGGTAAACCGTTGGCTAACAAGGCTGTGCTTGAGGTGATTGAGAGAGAAGTTGGGAACTCTGCCGCCGCTGCGAAAGCAGAGATCACGCGGCACGGTAACTGGAACCTGAAGAACATCAATGAGAAGCTCCGTAAGGCTGTCGTTGAGATGGCGGAACGGGATAAGTCTATGACCAAAAAGGGACCTACAATATCTGACGTGAAAGTCAAGAAGATGGCTGAGAACTTACAAGATACCCCGACTATGCGAGCTATATTAGGCGGCAAACCTGGTAAGTTAGCAGCGGAAGCCCGCAAACAGGTGGACGATGCGGTCTCCGCACTTAAAGCGGTCCTAGAAGAGGACTTTGGTCCAGAGGGTCTCCAAAAGCAACTGAAAAATATGGTGCGAAGAAAACTCTCAGAACAAAAAGAAGTTGGAAGTCGAATGGGACGTGCTTTTCGTCAACTCAAATTAGATGCTAATGATACTGCAGAGGTTAGAACAATTATTAAAGGGATAATAAATAAATATAAAAACGACCCCTTAATGCACCCGGATGACTTCAATGTTATTAACAAGAGTTTATTAAAATTGCAGGATGATTGGTTGAATACGTCTAACCTTAAGGAGTTTGAGGGTAAGGTATATTATACGTGGCTAAACGGTCTGCTGTCTAACCCATTTACACACGGAGTCAATTTTGTCAGTAACGCCTCGTTCTTGTTAGAGAAGGTTCCAAACAGATTTTTTGATATTCTTGGAGACGCTACCCTAAGAGGGGTAGCTCGGTCTAAGGGGGTTAAGCTAGACCCTGCGTTCAGACTTAAAGAGATCCCAGCTATGTTCCGTGGATTTAAGAGGTTTGTATCTCAGAGAATAAAAGGTAAGAGTCCTACTAGGTTTAGGATTAAAAAAGGCACCAAGCTCGATCAAGACATCCCGTCGCCATTATCTAAAGAGTGGGAGCGTATTATAGGAGCCCCTGTTCGCGCATTAAAGTCTAAGCATATTGGAGATGACTTATTCAAAGAAGCAATCGGGTATATGGAGTATTACGCGCGTTGGGTAGCGGGAGAGCGCAAGGACAACCTTCTTAGTTCTGTATATCACGAACAGTTGCTTCGTACTTTTCAAGACGAAGCCAGCGTGTTAGGTAAAGGATTTATGAACCTAAAGAAAACGGTCCCTGGGTTCAAGTATATTATGCCGTTCATCAATACCCCAGATCGTATCCTCTTAAGGATATTGGAACGGACTCTTCCGGGAGCTGTAACCAAGCTTGCGTTAAGGGTAGAAAGAGGAGCGTCTCAAAAAGAATTGGCACATAGTATAGGTCTCGTCTATCAGAGTGCTCTATTGACTGGGGTGGTAGCACATATTTGGTCAAAAGGGAAAATACAAGGGGACGCTCCTGAGGAGGAGGCGGAGCGTATTGCGTTCTATGAGTCCGGGAAGAAAGCTAATGCTATAAAAGTTGGGGATTACTGGGTTCCGTTTAACAGGGTTGAGCCTGCAGGTGGTACGCTATCTATTATGGCTAATTTCATACAGGATAAGGAAAATTCTGACCAAGAGGCGACGCTTGAACAGATAGTTGAAGCGGTAGGCGGGACAACACAGTCGCTTGCGAATAAGACCTATTATCAAGGCGCCTTAGGACTTATGCGTGCCGCTACAGAAGCCCATATTTATGGGGGTAAGTGGGTGCAGAAAATGGTAGCAAGTGCAGTACCGGCATCTGGTCTGATGAGGTTCTTTGCACAGATCACTGACCCCGTGTACCGTAACCCTAGCAATACCGTAGAGAAAGTGATGAGTGGGCTCCCTTGGTTGTCTAAGAGTGTCCCTCCGACGTTAGGGTCATTTGGTGATGAGCAACCGCGCGCACTGTTAGGGATTGGTAAGGAGAAACAAGATCATCTGACCAAAGCACTCAGAGATACTCCTGTTCCAGTGTTAGGTAAAAGTGTTGCGGGTGAAAAGATGACTGTGCGCGAACGTAATTCTATTCTACTTAAATCCGGACCATTTCTTAAGAAGACGCTGACCATGGTAACGGGTGCTCCTGGGTGGGATAAGATTCCAAGAGGGATTAGGCAAGATGTCGTGGACAGATTGTCTGAGCAGATTCGCGGTGTGTTTAGAAGTGAGCTGAAGATGCAAAAGATTTATCAACAAATCAAGGACGATCCAAACGCTTACATCAACAAATTCTTAGAGTAACGGTATCGCTGCACCACGGGCATGATTACATTTCCGGCATACCGGTTCAACATCGAGGGGTTTATTGTAATCACGATGGTCATAACACGTAGCACGTGCTCCGCAGTCCACACATTCCACAATTTCTTCCGATAGCCGCTTAAGTTTTCCTGTCTTTACTCTCCAGTTCACTGAACGCTGTGCTCGACATGCTCCAGAAATAACTTTAGCCTTGTAACTTTCTCTAGCTATTTCCTTGAAGCGAGCTGGGTTTTTTATTCGCCAGTCTTTCGATATTACTGTAGAATACCCTGGGTTTTTAAGCCTCCAGATTCTACATTTCTCATTGAGTGACTTTCTATTTTCTACCCCATATCTCTTTTGATAGGCGAGAACATCTTCTCTGTGTTTACGATAATATTCCCTAGCATACCGTCTATTGTCTTCTGGGTTTTTATACGGCATAAGGCTCCTTCTCTGCCCAGTTCGTTGTAGTCTTCTCTATATTAACCTTGAGTGGAACGCGGAACGTCTCGTAATCCTCCATGATGTCTTTTATCTTTGGTAGGAGGCTATCTTCATCCTTGTGTATTTCAAATATAATTTCGTCGTGAACGCAGAGCAGCATATTACTTTTTTTATCAATCAACAATTCGTGGCACTCGATCATGGCTTTCTTTAATACACCGGCAGCACATCCTTGTATCAAGTACGAAACTGCGCGATAGGACTGGTCTCTTGGACACGTGTACTTCTTTCCAAATATATCGTGTACGTACCCTACGTCTAAAACTTTTTGTGGGATTCTCCAAGTAAGTTCTCTGACCTTCCAGTAAGCCTTATAATATTTATTGATAAAGCCACGTGCCTGAGTATACGTCATTCCCATTTCTGGGTACTTCTCATTCACCATAGTTACCAGTTTTTTGGCGCCCATACCATATACGATACCGAAGTTGATACTCTTTGCTAAGTTTCTTTTTTCCTTCGTAACCTCCCCGAAGACGGCTTCACAGGTTCTGGAGTGGAGGTCGTTGTCTGTCTTGTTGTACTCTTCGACCATCTTAGGCTCTCTCGAATAGTGCGCAAGAATGCGTAGCTCAATTTGGGAATAATCAAAATAATAAGTAGTAAACTCTGGACGACATATAAAAGCCCTACGCACATCAACAACCCCGCTTCTAGGAATGTTCTGTAGATTAGGCGAACGACAAGAAAATCTTCCCGTTCTGGCTCCGACTTGGAAGAAGTCGCAGTGGATGACTTTGTTGGCATCGGCTTTCTCCTGTAATGCGTCGAGGTACGTGGTCTTTATTTTCTCCAGACTGCGTAGCTCGACAATTATTGGTATGAGTGGGTGGTCGTACTTGCTTAGGTGAAACTCGTCGAAGGCAGGGTTACCCTTATCTGTCAGATAGTCGCATGTCAACCCTTGGTCGTCAAAGAGGTACGAGGCAAGTTGCTTAGGGCTGCGTATGTTTATGTCTTTGTGGTCTCGCTTGATGGATTCCCTAAGCGCTTCAATCCGTCCGGCAATTTCGACAGCATTCGTTTTACAAAATTCTGTGTCGATAAGGACCCCGAGTCGCTGCATACTAGCCAAGCATCTGAGGAGAGCCATTTCTTTGATATAGACGGGGTCTCCCGTAACGCCTTCTTTACGGTAGTACTTAAATAGGTCGAGGGTAATGCGAGAATCCTTTCGGGCATAAGGTTCGAGGATGCTTCGAGGTATGTCTGAAAAGCTAGAGATCTTATTTCTCCGCATATAATTTTTGAGTTCTTCTTCTTCGTCATTATCTTCTCCTAGGTATTTCTTAGCGAGGTCTTTCAACTTTACAGTATTCTCGTCGCTGTTGTATATAGCGGCTGCAATCATAGTATCTTCTATAGGTCCTTTTATATCCATACCTATTTGGTTAAGCATGAGCCAGTCAAATTTTAGGTTGTGCGCCACCTTCCTGTAGTTTGAGGACATAAGGATAGTATCAATGGGGACAAGATTATCTTCCCCAATACTTATGTAGTCGGTATTCCCTTCCATATCACACGTCGTTATGCAAAATGGTTTGTCTCCCTTAAACGGGTCGAGACCGGTTGTTTCAGTATCTATTGCGATAATTGGCATTCAAACTCCTTACGTGCTTTGGCGGCTTTATATTTAGTTTCAAAATATCCTATGGGAGTGTATTTTTTGTATACACATATTTGAGCGCGCCATTTTTTACGCAGTTTATCGTACGTCACCCCTTTATACCCGGACGTATTATTTATTGGTGCCCTAGAATTATGCCTATTTGTAGAGTGTGTGGCATATCGTAGATTACTAATTCGATTGTCTAGACCATTCCTATTTTTATGGTCAACTAAAGAATCCTTATTTGGTAATATCAATTTGTGCATATGCTTTTTACGACCATTGACAGCACATTGTGCGTAGTAAGTATTTTTATTTTTATACCCCCACCAATGAAAGTCAGATAACATATCGTAATCCGCATCATCCACAATAGCGTAACGTTTTATATTTTTAAGATATATTCTTTTCATAATAAATTCTCCAGAGACAAGTGGGATTCGAACCCACATCTAACGGTTATATTATCCGTCGTGCTACACGAGGTCAGGTGGTAGATCGTTGCCTTGCCACCCTGTTTATGCGTGGGAACTGGAAAGAAACCACGACTAATACCCTTATGGGTTATTCTTTCACCCTTACATCATTGTCTCTGGTTGCCTGACCACTGGTTGTACTTCCCAACGCCAAGCGTAAGTTAGGAGGCGACTCTCCGTATCCATCTGCAGATGGGGGTTAACGGCATCTATCCTCCCAAAAAGTTGCGGGGGCAGGATTTGAACCTACGACTGTTTGGTTATGAGCCAACTTATCTACCAACTGATATACCCCGCAATTATCACAATGGGATGTGGCTGTAGCTCAAGTACTATGACTAGCATTTAACCTGACTCGCGTGCGTCAGGCACCACAGAGCCCTCTTAATCAAACCACAAAACCCATATCCCAACAGCACTTAATGTGCTAGCTCCAGCTAATAGGAAGGATACTCCAATTTTGGCTAATATGTCCATAATTCTCCTTTATCTGCTCACCCACGCCGTTAAAAAGGCTAAACAACATACAGTCAGCACACACATAAAAGCCGTAAAACATATGTCTGATACCATTGCTTCTGTCATTTCGGCTCCTCCTTGAGAATAAACCCAATGTTGTTCTCGGATTCTTTGCCGCTAGGTTTTATAATAATACCAGCGATATTGTCTTTACCAAGCCGGTTAACGAAGTCTCCGATTCCCATACAACGATACCATGTTGTAATGTTGGAATTGAATCCTTCGTCTGCTACTTTTATGTCCCAATAAATCCGTTCTTCATTCATTTCTTGACTCCTCTAGATTCCTTTACTCTTTTCATCATTTCTTCTGCTTCTTTGAAGTTTGTTTCCATGAACGCACCTGCTGATATTTTCTTGAAGCTAGCGTCTATCTTAGACCTTTCGTTTCTCCCAACATAATCAAGCATTTTGATAATGCAGTCGTAGTTTTCCAATGTTAATGGCATACTTCCGCAACCCTTACTACAATCGCTTATGTGGAAATTGTATGCAACCATACTGTCTTTGATTTCTATTTCAAATTTCATTAAAATACCCTCTGAAAGATTAAAGTTAGAATTATCCCGACGGTGATTAGAAAGAATACGTCTATCCACATTTTGTCGGTCAAGCCAACCCCATTTCCTCAGCCTTTAGCTGGTCTGCAATTCCCTGGTAATCTGCTTCGTGATACAGCTCTTGCCAAGGTGTCGTTGCCGGATCGCATATACCGGCTTCCAACGTTCCCCCGTACCATATCTCTACGTCTCCGTCATACTCATTTCCTGTCGTCGTCCACGTGTAATGTGTGTAATCACCCATGTCATTCCCCCATGAATAGAACTGCTGTGTTAAGTGTAGCTGCAGCCATCCAGTACACCGTATGTACAGGCATTCTGTGCAACCCGTAGACTATAGAAGCCCCTAGACTTAAAATTATAATTAAAATTGGAAATACAGCTACCATTAAAAATCCTCCTTTAATTTCTTAGGGTCAGCGATGAACGCCTTTAACAGTTTGATGAACGCTGGTGTCTTGACATAAAACCCGTGCTTCTTCTTAACGCAACGGTTACGCAGTAGCGTAGAGAGCTGTCCCTTAGCATCATTATACTCTGAACCCGTGGATTCCTCTATATATCTGACAGTGAGCTGATAGTTGTCGATGAACTGGTAGCAAATCTCTTCGCCCCATGCCTTTAGCAACTTGTGGACCTTCTCTGGTTCCTTTATAATCTCTTCGCTCAGCTTCTTGTGAGAGAACATATTGTATCCGAAATGAGACTTGTCGTACTCCGTGTTAAGGAAGTTATAGATATATTCCACGTGCTCCGGCTTAACAATGACCTTCTCGCCAGTTTCGTCCGTGCTGAATAATCGACAAGCCAGGGCTACTGCTAACCTAGCCAGTTTGATTTTCTGTTCCATAGAGTTCACGATGGGGCAGTCTGACGAGTACTTCTTACTCATCAACTTGCCGTACATGTGGCACGCGTCGATCGTGGCAGCGTCTAGTCGTACCTGTTCGGCTTTTCTGCTCCAAGCCCACAACACTAAATCGTGACAGAGGTCAGTCGTATAGACGTGCGGGACGTTGGGCTGCAACCTTTCGTCAGCGTCGTCTTCGTTGATCTCGTCTTTCTCCAGGATGACAACAAAATCAAACCGCGCAATATCCTCCGGCTTGCCGATTAAGTTCTCAATTATCTTTGTTCCAGATCCGAAATTGTTAATACTATCTGCCGACCGCGGGTTGCTAAGCCAAACCAAACGTGTCCTAGCAAGGGTTCGCTCAGTCTGGATTTTAGTAACTTCAGCGATACCGGAGCTACGAAGGTCGGACATTTTGGCGATCTCTTCCGCAAGAATACCAGATACTTCATCAATAAAGAGAAGTCGTCCGTCGTTAAGAGGAATACGTCCCCACGAAATACGCCAGCCAGTGCGAACTTGATGTAACCCACCGATGAGTCCAGCCGGTGTAGTGTTCTCGCCCGATGAGCGAGCTCCAAGACGGTAGTGTCCAACGAGTTTTTTTGAAGTTTCTGATTTCCCACAGCGCGTGTCTCCTATGATTAGAACTTCTGGGTATCCTTTTTCGATGAGCTTCTTTCCAAAATAGAACTGAAGAGGACTATGGTACACCAAGTCAATAGACAGATGAAGGTTAGTACGATTGTATATGCTAGTAACGTTGGTACTGATGTCAGCATAAATGGCATTTAATTTGTCTCCGATTTGCATTGAAAGATTTCCAATCTCTTTTTAAGGTCAGGGGTCATTTTAAACTCTTCAATAGATGAATCTGCAGGCTGTACTTCGTAGACCAGATGTACCAACGTCTGATTCTTTGGGTCTGGCATAGCGATGGAACGTATCTCATAATCCATGTTTGCTTCTATCGGATAGGACAGGACGAACAAGTCACGTTCCACGTACTTCTGGTTGAAGTCGGCTGTATCGAACGAAAGGTCGTCGATAGCAGGTATGACTGAGCAACGTGTGATACCTTGGTGATCTGTTTCTTTGATTGAAAACTTCTTACACGAAGATAACTGGAATAAATCTCCGATTATGTGCCTACGCTCCCTAGTGGTGCACTCTATAAGTTGTAAAATCTCCGGAGTGGCTTCGTTAATCTCTTTGAAGTCTGTGTGCGCTGACTTCCCAGCTAATGGACACGTGTTACATGCGTTCTTAGAATTGTCCATGTTGCACGTAACACCGATAGTTTTTGGGATAATAGACGGTGCTGAATCCTTGGCTATGACACGGACGTTCATCCTGGAGCGTTTGTAGAACAGACGTTCCTGAGAGACTTTATCCAGTGACACATCATACACTTCGTCCGGTATGTCGATCGGTCCGGATGATTCTGGTTTGGATAGAGGTGAGTCTGTTATGAGCGCTCTAAAATCAATAGGTGTAGCGCCCTTCATAATCCAGTCTGTGTAGTCCGCGTTATGCGGCTCTGTGATCGGAAGGTCTACGACACGTACACTGCGTGCTATGTCCAGTAATAGGTGCGCTACTTTTCGTGCCCCTGTCCTACCAGCGTCGTCGATGTCATAGCAGAGGACAACGTCTTTGTCGCGGAAAATCTCTTTCCACTCCGACTTAAAGGTACCAGCGCCCCCTGTTACAGTGACAGCATTGAATCCGTGTTGATTAGCTAGGATACAATCCTTTTCCCCTTCCATAATAACGACCTCTCGCTCTTCGAGATTCTCGTATGGAAATAGCCTTATCTCGCTGTGACCCATTATCTGTGTCATCTTAGGGTCGCCCTGTGGAGCGTACTTTCGTACGTTTACCAGAACGCCATGTTCCTTAATTGGTATCCAGTACCGTTTGGTCTGAGCGTCATACCCGATCTCATACTTTTTCATAACGTCCAGAGTCCAGAACGTATGGTCTGTGAGATACTGTATCCGTTCCGGATGGTTCATCAGTCCGGCTATGCGTTGGTCGATGTCGTCCTGTCGGAGTGGGAATACTTTTGTGGAAGCGGGTGGCTTGCGCTTCTTAGGTTCTGGAGGAGCTGAGGCTTTGGCGTCCTTTTTAATTCTGTCGCTGGCTTCTGTTATGGGTATATCTTCAATGACAGATAGGAACTTAGCCATACTCCCGCCACTTCCGAGCTTACAGCTACTGTTGAAGCACATATAGAGCCCTGTACCAGTGTTGAAGCTGAATGAGGCAGTCTTATCGTCGTGGCAGGGACAGCAGGCGACCACTTCGTCGCCCGTTGCCCGTGCCTCGTCGAGATTGATGTGTCTTCCGTAGAACTTTTTTATGTAATTGGAATCCACTTCTAGAAGTCCTCTCCATCTATTGGCTTAGAAGACTGTTTATCCTGAGCACCCTCTACTTCGAAGTTGAGGTCTCGTTTAGAGAACGTGTCGTACAACTGTTCACAGATTCGTTGCTCTCGTGCTTCTGTAATACCTGCCTCTTTCACATCGAATATGAAGAAGGTCCCAAACTGGTTAGTCTTGTTGACAGAGTGGAGCTTGTACTTATTTGCCCATATGTCCTTACCCGTCATCTTAGCCATAGTCAGCAGCTTTCGCCCTGCCTGGTATGACGTCATGGAAAAGCTCAGCATAATTGGCAACGTGCTTCCCTCTAGGAGTACGAGGAAGTTCAAGTAAGCAGTACACGACGGCTTCTGTCCGCCAGCTCCCCACTTCGTGTCTTTGATAACACGTGGGTCTTGTGAGTCAGACGTCTGGTACTCCACGCCTCCACCTTCTCCACGCGGTATCCATTTTATATACTTCTTGTGCATGGCGATCGGAATGAATATGTCCGTTGGAAGTTTTGTCTTGCTGATTTGGTTGACCAGCGTACCTGCCTGACCTAGCCCCTGCTGTACGGTAGGACTCATGGACTGCAGTAGTTCGATTCTAGGGATGAGTAATTCGCTTGAGTCTGCGTCTTCCAGACCGCGTGGTGCGGCGGTAACTTTGGCTACCTCTTGTGATGCTTTCTTCACTACGTCTTTTTTAGCTGTCATTTTCTTTAGCCTCTTATGGTTATGTTGTTTTTTATGAATGTTTTAATCCCAGGCGGCAACTCTTCGTTGAGCTCTAGCTTCTCTTTATAATAGCTATGCACCTTCTGTGCGTGCACCGCCATTACGTTGCCCATTTCCCCGTGCCCCAGCATCCACTGTTCGAATGCCATCGGATCTTCGATGGAATACTTCTTCGTGGAGGTCAAGGAACAGGTACCTAGTCCTGCTATCTTCACGGACAGCATGTCGTGATCTTCCATATGTTCGACCAGACCGTAGATTTTATCTGCTATTTGTCCGTTTACTTCTTTCAACTCTGCCTCAATACCGGACTTCTTAGTCCGAAGCTCCTTTAAGTGCTCTAACTCTGTTGCGAACTCTTTGTAAGACAGCATTTTTCCTCCTTTCCTTAAATAGCTGTGGAGTAACCCATGATGTCTTTTACACAGCCACACAACTTCTAAGGGTTTAGAATAATCTTCGTGGTGCCCTTGTCCAGGAAGCCCACAACGACATATTCCTCGTATAATACGACCAGATCGTATCTCTCTGTGAAATAGCTTTCTGGCTTCTTCTTTTTCTGGGTGTTTTAGCTTACTCTTTCTGTTTAGAGAGACCCTAAGCCCCATGTGATTCTTTTGGTACTTACTGTTGTATCCTCTGACCTTATCTCTATTTCTGAGCTTCCACGCCCTGGTTAAAGCGTTTTTCTTGAGTCTACGTTCTTCTTTAGACTGTGGCACAGCATTCTCCGCCACCATTCAACGTCGGTTCACGTAGCGCGTTGTCCACGGATATGCGTAGACCAGCGTTCCACATGTTCTCTGCCAGACGACGCACGTCACACCCTTCTTCCTGTGTCACGCCTTTGTCCTCTAAGAACGCACACAATTCATTTGCGATTACGGCTAGCTCCAGATAGCGTTGCCTCTTCGCCCGTTTCACATTTACGTACCTGTCCATATTCTCCCCCCTTATTCTCGTCTAGTTTGTGATCCCCGCACCAGTCCGACGGAAAGACTGCTGGGTACCCTTTCATTGTCGGGCTGTGATGCCGACATCGACCGAGTTTTGTATCACCGCGGTCGTTGATCTTTGGTACGTACCACATGCACGTGACACATGCCATGTTCTTACTTCTGTGTTTCCATGGATCCATTTTAATTTACTCCCTTTCTTATGCGCCAGTTCTTAATCGGCACAACTAACTTGGTCTCATCTTGGAACATTCTTTCAAACCCTTTTTCCTTAGCCCACGCCAAGTCTATCGTGTACTTCGCTTGGTCTGTGATATACATAATCCTTTCGACACCTTCTGGAAGAAGATCGAGGTTTATTGTCCACGAGCCTCCCCCCATACGTAGACGGTTGTGCTCTTGCTCTACCTTAAATAACGTTTTGTTCTCTACCCATTGTTGCATAGCGTTCTCCATACGCACGGGATACGAAAGAAAGGACATAACCCCGTAGAGCCCGTGCTAAACCATTCTAACAATATCGCCCGTGACCATACCAGCGAGTGATTCTTTCTTCCTTAATACAGAGTGGATACGTACATCGACGGTATTCCTCATCAGTAAATCTATGTATGTAATGTTACGCGTCTGTCCTATTCGATGAAGCCTGTCCTCTGCCTGTATCCTATCTCCGTAGCTGTAGCTGTTGCTCATAAACACACAGTACGAGGCAGCGGTTAAATTGATACCAACACCGGCAGTTTGTATCTGTCCTATGAAGACCCGTGTATCTTTATCTTCATTGAACCGCTTAATGCGGCTAATTCTATCTTTAATTGCTCCGTGTATAGCTGTGCTTTTAATACCATGAACACCAAATGCCCTTTCGAGCATTGCGATTTCCTTTTTGAAGCGCACAAATACGACCACTTTATCCGTAACAGGTAAGTCGTTAAGGAAATCAATAAGCCATGTAACTTTAGGATTTTTCTCAAACTCATGCTCGTTACCCTCCACGTCTTTAGTAAAACCTGCTGTTATCTGGCTGAACCTCATTAACCGTGTAAGCACGATTGGTGCGGTGACTACCGCGCCACTGAACTCAAATATAAACTCCTTCTTTAACGTCTTGTACAGGTGCGCTTGCTGGTCTGGTAGGTCGAGCTTAATGACCTGATACAGTTTGTCCGGCAGGTCTAGGCATTCCGCTTTGGTCTTACGCACGGCACAGGCGAACACCCTCTGCTTGAAGCTGTCCATGTTCCGCCACTGTATCGGTTGCTTACCCATGAAGCCTCCCATGACTGCATATCGGTTACGAAACCGGTAGAAGCTGATACCAAATATGGACGGATCGAGTACCCTGTACTGAGCGAAGATGTCCAACGGGCTCTGTGTTACTGGTGTACCGGTCAAGATGTAGCGCTTCGGTATGCTCTGGCTGATGTCGTAGCAGGCTTTGGACTGTAAGCTCTTGAAATGCTTTATGTTCTGGCTCTCATCTAAGATGAGCACGTCAAACTTCTTCTCCTTTAGCTCCCTAGCGAGTATGCGCGTGCTCTCATAGTTTATGATGAACACGTCTGCCTCATGGGTGAGGCGCTTTAATCGTGTAGGCTTAGTGCCTGATAGCACAATGCAGCTAAGGTCAGAATGCTTGCTCACCTCATCTAACCAGTTGTCAGTAATGGTGTTCGGGCATACTACCAGAGCGGTGACGGTCTTGTTCCGCTTCTTGACCCAATCGAGGTATGCTATGAGCGTGAGCGTCTTTCCCGTCCCCTGCTCCATGAATACCCCGTAGTACGGTTCAAGTTTCAACATTTCAAGCACGTCACTCTGATGATCGAATAGCTCTGTCTTAATCATTCTATGTCGTTTCCCCCTGTACATGCCTTCTCTAATATATGGGCAACCGCCTCACTGAACTCGTAACCCGTGCCACGTATCCACCACTTCTTGTTCCGGTTGTTGAATGTCAGCACTCCGGCATACCCACCGTTCTTGATTATCTCAAGCAACGTGTACACCTGTATCTGAGATGGATGGTTGTAGTCGATCTTCATTTCTAGCCCAACGAACCGCCCGCGATAGCACCCGACTATGTCCGGCACACCGGCACGGAATCTGTCGGCACTTTTCCAGAAGTGCCCTTGCTTCTGCAGGGCTCCCACCATCTTTGTTGTCGCTTGTGTCTCGGTCATTTAGGTCTGTATTGGAGGTTTTCTAATTGTAACTTAATGCGGTCGAAGTCCTCTGCGGTGATCTCCTCACCCACACGGTATGACAGGCTCTTCCCATCTATGAACCAAAAGCTCACCACGTCGGCTTTGTATTCGTCGAAGTCGTCACGCTTCTCACCTTTCTCAATGCCGTCTTTCAGTTTATATTGAACCGTGTCACGTTCTACGGACTGGCTCACAGATAAGGCAAGATTGATCGTGATACCGTCACGGATTTTAAGCAAAGCTGGGGCGGTCAAATTCAGCATGATTTTCCTTTCGATTTGTCGATGAAGGTCAGCTCACACTTCCGCTTCCCTATACATTTAATTAAGTTATTTACGGGGATTTGGGCGTTCTGCTTGGTCGTGTATGTCTCACTCACCCACACTATCTTGCGGTTAGCGGACTTGATACGTGACCAGAAGTGCCCTTTCTTGGACTTGAGTATCTCGATGTAGTATTCCATTTGTACTCCGTAGGGGGTTATGCTTCGGTGCGGTTAGTTAATGCGGGATTATACTGCGGTTATGCCGGTGTGTCAAGAAATTTATTCTCTCGACGAGGATTGGACACTGCCCATACTAAAATATGGACAGTGCCTCACTTATTTATTTTGCATCATTAAACGATATTATCCCCCTCTTCATTAAGAGACACACAAAGCTCATAGCCTTGTTGATCTCTGCCGGTGTGTCGAAACACATACACGCATGGAGGGCTGTCTTATCATACACTTCTCTAGCCATCACTTCGTCTTCGGTCTCCATCATCTAACTCCTCTCTGCTAAAGAGTTCCATCTGGTCTGTTGTCTGGTTGTCCGACTTCACCACAACAACGTCATTAACTTCTATGTTGTCTTCTACACCTCCATCATACAGTTGTTCAATGGCACATTCCTCTGCTTTCTCTTCGTCTCTAGCCTCGACAGAGACAGTCGCACTTCCTCGGTAATACAGTGTTACGTTGTATATCATGTTTGCCTTTCTACTTGCTACATATCACTGACTTAGTTGTCTGCACAGAGTACTTACAGTGTATTTTGTTAGCGTTGAGTTTCTTCATAATTGTAGAGACAGCTTTCTCTGTCCCGTCGGTGACAATAACACCTAGTACCTTGATCTGTTCCGTCTTACCCTCACCTATGTCCATCTTCTTCGTAGTACGTGTGAAGGACACTGTCGATCCTTTGTACGCTAGCCTAAGCCTACGCACACGCATGTGTCTTAGGTCTAGGGCGAGCTCTTTACATATCTCACGGGCGTTGCGTGCTATCGTGGCACGTGCCCCTGAGAGAAGACCAGATGCGGCTACAGTTGTAGACGGCTCACGCATTGATGTGACGCCTAGTGCTGTTAGCGTCGGAGGTATGCGTGTCACCATAGTGCGAAACGTCATGCCCACTTCAAACGTAAGCTCTTCGATTGTTAGGTCTTTGTCAATAGTTAAGACCTCCTGCAGTTTGTTCTCTACGATACACCACTGGAACAGTGGGCGTTCTTCTTTTACTTTTACCATGTTACACTCCTTGTTTGCATAAGTAAACGATCTGCCGTATCACCTCACCACGTTCCTCTTGGAACTCAGCCCACGTTCTCTGTTTACTCAGTTGTTGTACGTACCCGTCTAAGACACTCCCTATTTGCTGTGCCAATATCTCCGGCACGATAAGATGTCTACGATAAGCACGTGTTGGTTTGTTCTTGTCGTCTTGTTTCTTGTATATCTTCTGTATTGCTTCCTCACGTCGCACCTCACCCGTCTCTGGTATGATACCTAACTTCATTAACTTCTTACGGTTCTTCTTGCTACGTGGTGTGCTTCTGCCGGACTTCCACGAATAGATACTAGCTACGTGGACACCTAGCTTCTCTGCCATTCTATCCGAGCTTAGTTTATTGTCCTGCATGTACTTCTTCAGTGCTTGTTGCATGTCATTCCTTTCCATAGTGAGCGACACGGTACACGAAAGGGGCAACCAAAAGTGTACCGTGCCACGTGCCCACTATCCGTGTACTACATTCATGTGATTGGCGTTCTGGAAGTCCATACGCATGACGTTATGTATGCGCTTGCCCTCCATGAGAAGCCGTGTGTTGTTAGCTATCATAGAAGCTATCCATAGCACGTTGTACATTACTGCTTTCTGTGTGCATGGTAGCTCGCTTGCTTCTGTTTCACTCCATAGGTACTGCAGGTATATGCGCTTGTCTTCTGATTTACGCAAGTCCACTGTGTACACCTCTGCCTGCTGTCCCCCCATGCGCCCATCTATGAAGCTGTCCACGTCTACGTTGCGCTTTACAGCGTCGAAGATGTGCTTGCGTACTACCATGCTGTCTACTGCCATGATGACATGACCGGACAGTGCTTCTGTCGCCCAGTTGTGCCGGTAGTATTTGATCTGTATGTCCTCAAAGTCATGTACCATGCCATACAGAGCTTCTGCCTTATTCTTCCCTACGTCGCTGTACCGGTAGAACTGATTGCTTATGTTCTCTTCCCCGACGCTGTCATTGTCATATACAGTGATGTCGTGGAAGCCCATCTTAGCTAGTGTTAGTGTCGTGAATGACCCGATAGCCCCACAACCTATAACGGTTATGGGGTTCTCGAATATATCAGGGTTCACTAAGTCAGCTTGTCGTGAGCGTCTTAGTTCTGTCATGCTGTCCTCCTGTTCCAGTGGTCTATGGCGTCGCCTATGTTCTTGTGTATTGTCTTTACACCACATATGCTACAACGAACATGACTGCGCCTTGTTGTTTTGTATGTCACTATGGTTGGTGTTGCTATGGC